AATTGCTCCAGGTACACTGGCTGTTAATGCTAATCAACTATATTTGATGTCAAGTCAACGCGAGTTGTTGTCAACATACGGTGTTCCGTTCTTTTACAATACAACAGCTGGTACTCCTATCAATGGATACGAACTTAATGAATACGGCTTATTGGCTGCTTATTCAGCATTGGGTGTTACAAATCAAGCATATATTCAACGAGTAGATATTGATTTATCAGCGTTGACTGCTACACTAAATCGTCCTGTTGGCGCACCTGCCAACGGTACCTATTGGTTAGACACTACAAATTCCAAATGGGGTATTAACCAATGGAATCAAACAACTGCGGCCTTTACTAATCAAACACCGTCAGTTATTACAGATTTTACTTACTTAGAAACAGAATCAACAGTACCACTGCAAAGTTACGGAAGTATTGGTAATTATGCTGTAGTCTCGGCAAATCCTCTGTCAGCTGGTGAATCTAATCTTACAAACCCACTTTACTACAAGCGCGGTGGCCCAACTACAGCTCAAGCACCACATTGGTTACAAGATAGTTATAGTGCAGACGAACTTTATAATACCTGGGTATTAGTTGGTAGTGACGAGTGGAAAACTTCGTGGGCAACGGTTCAAGGAACCACTGCACCTTCTAGTTTGCCTGTTGGTAATACTATTGTAATTAATAATACTACTGTTACTATTGCATCCTCCCCTAATAATACAGTACAATATCTAGCTGGACAAATTAATGATGCTCTTAATAATTATGGCGTATTTGCCGCTAATATTGGCGGATCATTAAATTTATATGCTGATAGTACTGCGCTTGGTGCAAATCTTACAGTAACTGGAGCATCGGTTGCTAATTCAGCTGCTACATTAACTTTTGCTACAACTTCAGTTGCACCATTTACAGTCGGGTCATCAATTACAGTTGCCGGAATTGTTGATAGTGGCACAGGATCAGAATACAATGGAACTTACAAAGTAACAGCCTGCAGCAATACTAGTGTATCATATGCTAGTACAGCCACTGCCGGTTATACCAGCGGCGGAACAATCGACCAACCCGGAACAATCTTTGTTCAAAATGGAACAGGAACTCCGTTGTCAACACTAGGAATTACTGCTGGAACTTATGCATCACCTGCGTATTTTGCTGGTGCAAACTATCAAGCACCGAGATGGCGTACCAGTGATGTTGTTCCAGAACCCACCGGATCAGTATTCCAACAAACTAATAGTGTCAATCAGGGCACTACATTAATTGTTAAACGGTATAGTAGTACACTTGGAACATATGTGGTACAGCCTTGCCCGATATACTCATCCAATGTCGCGGCCAATTATGCATTAGACCCAACCAATGGCGGACAAAGTATTCCTGCAGGCACTACCTACGCTCAAGATGACCCATATGGTAATTTAACCTCTGGATTCCAAATTCTTGAAAGATTAGCCCCGGGCGCAACAGTAGTTACCGGCACCGCAGTTGACCCAACATTTCCAGAAACTATTGCTGTAACTGGAGCAAGCGGTAATGGCTCTACTGCTACTTTAACTTTTGCAACACAGACATCAGCATTATTTGCAATAGGCTCGTCAATTGTTGTAACTGGACTTACTAGTACAGGTAGCGCATACAATGGAACTCAAACAGTAACAGCATGCACTACAGGCAGTGTATCCTGGGCCTCTGCTGTCACAGCTACCTATGTTTCTGGTGGAACAATTGGTTCCCCGGCAACATATTCAACATTTACAATTTCAGCTACTGAACCGGAAACAGGTACATATACTACTCCGGTAACTGCTGTTATTGTAGGAGCTACATCTGCTGATTTTGTAGCGGCAGTTAGTGCAGCTGGTGTAGAAAATGTTAGCGCCGGTGTTAATTCTACTGGTCAAATTTACTTTACTCATGCCACTGGTGGAGACATCATCTTAGATGATGGACTACATTCACCAATTAATATTGCTGGATTTGATGTATATACTTCTCCATCAACTGATTATAGTGTTGGTGTAACCTATGTAAACTTAGTTAACCCTACAGATGGATATCAACTTAGTAACTGGGTATCTGCTCCAACATTTAACTATATTCCACAGGCATCTCCTCCTGAAATTGATCCAGTATCAGGAACATATTGGTACTATAGTGATGCAACCACAGCCGACATTATGATCCAGAATAACGGAGCATGGGTGGGCTATCAAACAGTATCCAATGATGTTCGCGGATATAATTTAACAGCTACTAATGCAACCGGTCCAATCTTTAGTGCTACGGCACCGACAACACAGACCAATGCGGCATTAAGTCCGTTGCAATATGGTGATTTATGGATTGATACTAGTGATTTAGAATTATATCCAATGATTAACCGTTGGGAAACTGTTAACGGGCAAGATCAATGGGTAGCAATTAGTAATTCTGATCAAACAACAATCAATGGTATCGTGTTTGCTGATGCTCGTTGGGCTCCAAATGGTACAACTAATCCAGTAACAGATCCAATCCCGCCAATTTCTGGTCCTGGCGGGTTGATTACAAGCGATTATTTGGACCTTGATGCTCCGAACCCGTTGTTATATCCACAAGGTATGTTGTTATGGAATACTCGTCGTTCTGGATTTAATGTTAAGACATTTGAATACAACTATTTTAATGCAACAGACTATCCATTCCCAGATGTATTGCCAGATCAAACAAGCACTTGGTTATCAGCTAGCGGCCTGCGTGTAGACGGAAGTCCAAATATGGGTCGTCAAGCACAAAGAGCAATCATTGTTAAGGCACTCCGCTCCGGTATCGATTCTAACCAGCAAATCCTGGAAAGTCAAGTACAATTTAATTTGTTAGCTTGCCCAGCATACCCAGAGCTTGCACCAGACATGGTAACAGTAAACAACAATCGTGGCGACACAGGATTTATTGTTGTTGATACACCGTTGCGTTTACCGTCTGATACACAATCATTGGTTAAATGGGCTACCGATAACAACGGCCTAGGAGTAGTAACAGGTGACGGTAACTTGGCAGTTGGTCAAGCATACGCGGCTGCATTCTACCCTAGTTGCCAGACAACAGACTTAAGTGGTAATTTGGTAGTAACAGCGCCAAGTCACATGATGATTCGTACAATTATTCGCAGTGATGCTGTTAGCTATCCTTGGTTTGCACCAGCCGGTCTACGCCGCGGTGTAGTTGATAATGCAATAACAATTGGATATATCAATGAAGCAACTGGTAAGTTTGTACCAACAAGTGTAACTCAAGGCATGCGTGATGTGTTATATCAAAACGATATCAACCCAATTACATTTATTCCAGGCGCCGGTATTACTAACTTTGGTAATCATACACTACAAGGCACAGCCACAGCATTAGATCGTATCAACGTTGCTCGTTTAGTTGCATACCTCCGCGGTCAATTGGAAGTAATCGGTAACCAGTATCTATTTGAACCAAATGATACAATTACTCGCAGTGCAATTACAGCTCAGATATCTTCATTGATGAACGCTTTAGTTAGCCAGCGCGGTGTTTACGACTATCTAGTTGTTTGCGATTTGTCAAATAATACTCCGGCCACAATTGATGCTAACGAGTTATTTGTTGATATTGCAATCGAGCCTACAAAAGCCGTTGAGTTTATCTACATACCAATGCGTATTCAGAACACCGGTACTATAGCAGCACAAGGAAAAGCATAATTGAACTCTGGACCAAAATCGTCAAATTTTGGTCCGGGTCAATTACCATAAATAAAGTATATTAGGAGATAACAAATGACATCAGCTTCATTGCTCAAAATGAGTGTACCGGCAGCGGATAATAGTACAGCCAGCCAAGGTTTATTAATGCCGAAGTTGCAGTACCGCTTCAGAGTTACATTGCAAAATTTTGGCATTTCGACCACAGGCCCAATCACCCAGCAGGTTATGGAATTTGCTCGTCCTAATGTAACTTTTGAAAATATTGATCTTCCAATATACAACAGTACAGTTAAAATTGCCGGCAAATATGCTTGGCAAGATATTACTTTCAAAATTCGTGATGATGCACAAAGTACAGCATCTAGATTAGTTGGTGAGCAATTGCAAAAACAATTAGACTTTGCTGAACAAAGTTCTGCGGCAGCTGGTATTAATTACAAATTCCAAGCTACGTTTGAAGTACTCGACGGTGGCAATGGTACCAAAGCTCCTATTATATTAGAAACATGGCTTCTCTACGGTGCTTACCTTCAGGGTGTCAACTATGACGCTGCAAACTATGGTAGTAATGAAGTAATGACAATTAGTATGACAGTAAGATACGATAATGCTGAACAAGTCATTGGTACCGGTTTCAATAATGACCTGGCCACTGGTGTTGGATCGCCCGGCTAAGATTTAGCCTATGTCAATTCAAGCACCAGAACAAACCTTTCCTGATGGTACCGGTTTACGAGATTATACTCATGCTTCCAAGACATTTGTTAGCGGTAATTTTAATCTCCTTCCTCGCTTTAAGTTTTTATTCTATGTGTATTTTAATGTCAATTTAAATATACCAGCATTAGCAAATTTATTTTCTGGCAGTACCCCATTATCCACTGTAGGTTACCTTGTTAAGACCGCACAGTTGCCTAGTTATGAAATTGATGTACAGACATTAAATCAGTACAATCGTAAACGCCTAGTACAGACAAAAATCAATTATAATCCATCGCAGATTGTATTCAACGACGACAACAGCGATTTGATACGCAACATGTGGTATCAATATTATCAATATTATTATAGTGATCCTACTTACCAATATGGAAATACTCC